AAATGTCCACCTGAGTTGGATGATATATTTTAGTAGGCGTTCTTTGAAATAAAAAATAAGGAGAAATAAATTATGGAAACAACATATTTTGTTTTAGGTATGCTCTCGATTATTGGTGTTATTTTTGTAGCATTAATGGTTTGGGGTATAGTTAAGATTAACGAATTGTCAAAAATAACTAAACAACATGAAGAAGAGATCAGTAACTTAAATCGCACTTTATGGGAAAATCATCATGATTTACGTGAAGATCTAAATCGTAGATTAGATAGTATGAATAGTCATGCTGATAATTATGAAAAAGATTTGAATCGTGAGTTAGATATAAGATTTAAAGATATATGTGATGAAATCGGTCATACTCGCTCATATATTGATTCACGTATTGATAAAGTAACAGGCACAATAGGTGCTAAACAAGTAATTAAAGGATAATATTAACCATGAGAACGCCTACTAAAATTAAAAAAATTTGGAAGTGGTTATTGGAAGTTCAACAAATAACCTCTGAAATTCAAAATAAACAAATGTTCGGAAAATTATGAAATATAAATTACAACGAGTATGGGAGTTATTCAGATATGACCTCCCTGCATTTTTCAGATCACTTTGGGTATTCCGTAAAGCATTGTGGAGCTATCGTTGGTATAGTGGTCATCACGGAGTGTTTGACTTTATGTCTGCTGCTATAAAAGACATACATACTAATGTAGAAGAACGAGGTATCGAGGAATGGATATCTAAGGAAAAGAAGGTAGAAGCTATGAAACGATTAGTGTACCTACTCGACATGTTCAATAACGAAACTTTTATTGAAAAAGCAGAGGAAGAACTAGGATTAGAAATGGTGTTTCGTAATCGTTTTGTTGCCTTAGAAGATCGGCCCGGTTATTTTGAAATGGTAAATGACCTTACAAAAGAAGAATGTAAAACTAATGAGCGAATATTAAAAAGAGCTCATGATATACAATCAAAAGGTTGGAAGGAACTTATTCACTTAATTAACGGACAGGATTATTCTAAATTTAAAAAAGAAATTGATTTCTTAGAACAATTCGATGGATCAGGTATTCGTGGGTGGTGGGACTAATCTCCTGAATCTGCATATATTTATATATTATGAACATAGATGATTTATTTAAATTATTTTCAGATGAAGATAGAGAATTATCTAAAGATAAATTACCGGTTTTAGATTTTACTGAACATCCTGTATATTGGGTAGGGATGTTTACTAAAATTATTAAAAATCATAATGGATTTGATTCATATATTAAACAAGTTTTTAATAAACTTACTCCCGAATTAGAAGTTGAATTGGGAAAAATGGAAGAACTTGGAGATTGGGTTACATTTAATAGAGCATGGTATTATATAGAAAAACTAGACTTAACATCAGAATTTCATTATGAGCATTTAATATCTAGTGGGACTAAAGATACACTACTTGCATTAGAAATAACAATAGCACATTTTGAGCGATTTGAAGAATATGAAAAATGCTCACATCTCCACAAAATAAAAAAGGAACTACAAGAATTTATAAAATAACTTGGAACTAATTCTATTTTATATTATATTTCTTTTAAACATAAATTTATGAAAAACAGAGACACAGTTTTAAAAAAACTAGATTCAATCGAAGCAGGATTAAATGCTTTGCGTTTTATGGTACAACGTCAAGAACCTGTAACAGATTTTGTTGCTCGAATAGAACAAACCCGTGAGCTTGTAGATCAAGTTAAAGGATACATTGAAAATGAACCTATTGCTGGAACGGAATTAAACAGAATCTAAAAATAAAAAATAAAAGTTATGAAATTAACAGCAGAAGAAATTCAAAATAATTGGATTGATTTAGAAGAAACCATTAAAACATTTATTAGTGAACCTCGCCGCTCACAACTACTTGATTTTTATTCCCAATATTCAGAACGTATCATGATGATGCCTGCATCTCATAAAAAAGAATATCATAATGCATTTCCTGGGGGGTATGTTGATCACGTACTAAGAGTAATAGATTGTGCTCTTAAATTAAATGATGTTTGGACTGAAATGGGAGTAGATGATTCTACCTACACTAAAGAAGAATTAGTGTTTGCTGCTTTAAATCATGACTTAGGAAAATTAGGAGACTCAGAACATGAGTCATATATACCTCAGACTGACCAATGGCGTAAAGATAAATTAGGTGAGGATTATACATTTAATAATAAACTCGCATTTGCATCAGTACCAGACAGAGGATTATTTTTACTTCAACAACATGGAATTAAGTATACATTCAATGAAATGATTGCTATTCAAACTCATGATGGTTTATATGATGAAGGTAATAAAAAATATCTAATGTCATGGTCTCCTGAGCAAAAACCACGTACTGCTTTACCGTTTATTGTTCACCAAGCAGATTTGATGGCTGCTCGTATTGAATTTGAAAAAGAATGGTTACCTAAATTTAAAGAAAATACTTCTAAAAATTTTAAATTAGATACTAAACCTTCTTCTGATAAAAAACTTCCTATTAAAACAAAAGCTTTAGGAAGTGTCAAAAGTGAAAGTTTAAAAAACATGCTTGATAGCTTATGATATGGATAATTAGCATATTAAGTCTTCTAATTATATTATTAGGATATACTACCTATAATCTTCTTAAAAAGAATGAACAGGCTGAAGATCTTATAATTTCATATGAAAATCACATTTTAAATTTAAGTCGACTTATTTCCCAAGCAGATGAAAAGTTAAAAGAAATTGATGCTAAAGGACTATTTGATAGTGATGATGAAATTGGATGGTTTTTTACCCATATTAAATCTATTCAAGAAGATATGAATAATTTTAATCCTAATAAATAATGATTTTATTAATGGAAAAAAAACCTAAAAAGAGTGGAGTTTACTTCACCCAAGATACTGAAGATGCTATTGTACTTTACAATAATACCCCAGACTCAGAATTAAAAAATAATATATATCAAAGTAAAATTCATTATGCTTTCTTTAAACTAACAGAAAACATTATTCATACTTTTAAATTTTACTATACAGAAGTAGATAATATTGAAGATTTACAACATGAAGTTATAACATTTTTACTTTCTAAAATTCATTTATTTAACCCTGAAAAAGGAGCTAAAGCATATTCATACTTTGGTACTATTGCTAAACGTTATCTTATTTTATATAACACTAAAAACTATAAAAAACGCGTAGACTCAGTCCCTGTAGAAGATTTAGAACAAGATGAATCGTATTCTTATTCTATTGATGATACTCCAAAAAATGAATTCTTGTCAAATTATATAGATGAATTTGTATTATACTGTAGTAGTAACTTATATGAATTTTTTCCAAAAGATCAAGATGCCCAAATAGCAGATGCAATTTTAGAATTATTTCGTAAACGTGAAAGTATAGATATTTTTAATAAAAAAGCACTATACATCTATATAAGAGAAATGATAGATGCTAAAACTCCTAAAATTACCAAAATAGCAAACCAGTTATACTCTATATTTAAACGTGGGTATATTCATTATCTTGAAAATGGGTATATAAAATTCTAATTATATCTCATATTTATATAAAAATATATTATGAGTGCTTTAGAAAATATTGTTTTTGGTGATAAAAAATTTTCTGATATATTAGAAGAAATTTATAACAACCAAAAGAAAAAAGAAAAACAAATATCTGCTTTAATCTCAGAACTAAAACCTCTCATTAATGAGATAGGTGATGCTACTTTAATTGTTCCTCTTATTAAAGAATATATGGAAATAGGAGTTAAAAATGATGAACAATTAATTAAAATGGCCACTATTATTCAACGTGCACTCCAAGCCAATGTAGCTGCTGGTGGTGATGGATTTACAATCTCCGAAGAAGAAAAAGCTCAGCTATTATCTGAAATAAATAAACTTGATTCTAAATCTGAAAAATAATGGCTACTTATGGAATTTCTAGTTTATTAAAGGGAGGTAATAACTCTCGTCGTAGTTTTAATTCAAAAGG